TTACCCTTTGCTACTAGAGACTTGTTACGGGTTAAGCTTGGTGATTGCCATGCTTTATTTGATCTTTTTGATCTATTTACAAACTTGATATCTTTTGTTTCTAGCCCGTAAGGGTTTGGTCCAAAGATATTTGGTTTTCTATTCTGGGTTAATATCACTGTCCGGTTTTGCGGATTCGCAGGTCTATTACTTCTGCTCTTTTTGGTCCTAACTGAGATTTGTTGTTCCATATACGTTTGGAAAACTGAAAACTTCAATGGCCCGAAGGCGAGCCTGTTAAGGCGGAGGCTGGACGCATATTATAGCCCCTCTGTGGTTACGTAAGATGAGTACATGTCCCACATGCGCATTTGATCTTTGTTGGTAAATTGCTCAATATATGGTAATGATAGCGGTGTTAATGTGTTCACGTTATCTAGATATTTCTCCATTTCGAGTTGTTGCTCAACTGAAATACCTTGCAATTTCTCGACCAAAAGTCGTGTTTTGAAGTTGATCTTTCTGTTGATCATTTCTACTAGTTTAACTTTTTCAGTGGTTTCGTATTCTAAAATTGTTTGAAATTTATAAAAGTGGTGTGAGTCAACGTGATTTTTCTGATAATGTTTAATAGTTTTATTATTAATCATGTTGACGTGTGAAGTTATTCTAAGAGCCATGCAGGCTAACGAGTGAAGTACTGGACATCCTGGATATGTGTGCAGCATTGATAGTGCTTTACATCTAAGTAAAGTTAATTTTGTGAGTTTATTGGAATGACGGTATTCGCGTGTTGTCCATCCAAAATCGAGATACGCAGGGACGATAGGTGTTACTATATCCAAGCAGTCCACGTCAAAGACGAGACCACAAAAGGATGCGTGTGATATTTCGCTGAAAAACTCAAATTTGGCATTGGCTCCTAATCGTTTTGCAATTGTGATGTCGAGCTTGCCATAATATGGGATGATTGAATCATCACCTTCTATTTTTGGTACTAAATGTTGCCATGGTTCCCCTGATTTATATAATATAAACATAACTATCATTAAATTGAAAAGACTGTTACATAGTGATGTATCCATTTCGCCGGAATAGCGCTTTGCTATTAATCCAATGACGAAGGATCGAAATTGCATTCGATTCAGTCCTTTCTTTATTTTACGGAGATCATCCATAATGTCTTCTTTGTTTGGCAGAAACTGGAAACAAAATTCGAGGAATTCTAGCTCGATATCCATATTTTCTGTGGTGAATGTTGATTCGAATGCTGTGAAATCGTTTGTGGCAAATTTTAATTTTAAATCGTCATACAATTCTTGAATGTGACGTGCCCTTTCACTGACTGGTATTTTCTTTATAAAATATTCCATAGCAAACATTTTGTCGCCCACTAACTTCATGAGTGGTCCATATTTACATTTGAACCTGTCGGCTCGTGAATATATACCTCGTGGGTATTTGAATTCTGTATAACTTTCGTCTTTCACGAAGCATTTTAATATAAAATCTCTTTCTACCAGTTCAGGTGATGCTTCGTATATCTTTTTCAGTTCTTCTCTGCGTACACCCGGATAAGGGGCGGTTGCTATCCAAGTTTCAAATGAATAGTCTTCGTCTGGTTTAATAATGCAACATTTCATTTTCTCATTCATAAACATAGTTGCGAATTTCCTGAATTCATCATGTAATTGTGTCTATTTCAGGCATTTTGGTTGCGATTCGTTTCATAACCCCATTTAGCGCGTTCTCCTGATTGGTTGTATCTGGTACAGGGTTCGCATAATTTAATTGATGTATCCCGAGTGATACTCTCATGATTGGTCTTGATGGTCCTAAATTTCCTTGTTTCCA